TTGCAGGAATCTTAGGTGGTGCGTTGCTTTCTGCGATCCATGGTGTTACAGTAGAGAACACCTTGTATCAAGATGGTGAACAAGCAAATACTTTTAAGGCATTTGACTCAACTCAGGAAGAAGAAACCTACTCGATGGTTACAGCAAACCGTTTCTGGTCTCAGATCTTCGGTATTGCGTTTAGTAATAAGAGGTGGTTGCATTTCTTTATGCTGTTTGTTCCTGTTATGGGTCTGTGGACATCTTCCATCGGCATTATTGGTCTTGCTCTCAATCTTAGGGCTTATGATTTCGTTTCCCAAGAAATCAGAGCAGCAGAAGACCCCGAGTTCGAGACGTTCTACACAAAGAACATTCTCTTGAATGAAGGTCTCCGTGCATGGTTAGCACCTGTTGACCAACCACACGAAAACTTTGTGTTCCCCGAAGAAGTTCTTCCTAGAGGTAACGCACTGTGAATGGTTGGCTCGTCTTTGTATACTTTTCATGTTTCGCTGTCATCGCTGGTGCTGCCTTTGCAATGATGTGGGTTAACATTATGAACATCAATACGATGATGAATGAACCACCCAAACCACGTCATCCAGAGGCACCTGCCGCTGGTGAAGAGATCATGTATGTTGATTTGACGAGAGAAAGGTTGGAAGACCTTTACAACGAAGATAAAAACTGATATATAAAGGGCGTATCGATCGCCCTTTTTTAATGAAAATTTTTCTAGATACAGCAGATACTAAGGTCATCAAAGAATATTTTGAGACAGGGTTAGTAGATGGTGTGACAACCAACCCTACCCTCATCATGAAGAGCGGTAGAAATCCAGAAGATGTATATCAAGAGATTAAAGACATTGGAGTCAAAGATATTTCCATGGAAGTCATGGGAAATTTTGTTGAGATGTATACGGAGGGATCTAGACTGTCTCAAAAGTTTGGTGATGTATGCACCGTTAAAGTTCCCTGCACTCGTGAGGGGTTGAAGGTCTGTAAGGCACTCTCAGACGAAGGTATCAAGGTCAACGTCACACTCATCTTCTGTGCCGCTCAGGCAGTCCTAGCAGCAAAGGCAGGGGCAACATATGTTTCTCCCTTTGTGGGACGCTTAGACGACCAGTCAGTAGCGGGTCTGGAGGTTGTACGATCTATCTCCGAACTGTATCGTATTCATGGAATCAGAACTCAGGTTCTGTCTGCTTCTATTCGTAGCGTGCAGCGTGCTATCAGGTCATGGTATAATGGTGCCGAGATCTGCACGATGCCACCTAAAGTATTTGATCAGATGTATGACCACATTCTTACCGACAAAGGTATGGAAATTTTTGAAAACGATTGGAAAGGAGTCCAAAAGTAATGTTTGAAGTTTATTCCCGCGACGGATGTCCCTATTGCACTAAGGTTGTTCAGGT